GTGTGCAACCACTACCGCAACGACCTGCGCAAGATCGCGCACCTGCTGCCGGGCTACGAGGAGTTCAGCGAGTCGCGCATCCCGCTGCGCTTCCCGCAGCTCAAGCTGAACCTGTTCCCGGACGGCGAGGGACTGGTGGTGCGCCTCGACGACAACGGCCGCATGGTGCCGGACGTCATGCGCTGGGGCTTTCCGCCGGTGCAGGGCAACGTCGTCACCAACGTGCGGCGGCCGACGCAACCCTTCTGGCGGCCCTGGACGAAGGCCGAGTGGCGCTGCCTGGTGCCGGCGACGTCGTTCGCCGAGTGGAGCCCCGGGCCGCCCAAGGGCGAGCGCTGGTTTGCGCTGCCGGGCGGCGAGCCCTTCATGCTCGCCGGGCTGTGGCGCCCCTGGACGGGCGCACGCGGGCCGAAGAAGGCGCCGGTCGAGGGCGAGCACAAGCTCTACGCCTTCCTCACCACCGACGCCAACGCGGTGGTCAAGCCGATCCACCCGAAGGCGATGCCGGTAATCCTGCCGCGCGACGCATGGGATACGTGGCTCACCGGCTCGCCCGAGGAGGCGCTGGCGCTGCAGCGGCCGTGGCCCGACGACGCCCTGGAGCTCGCGGCCGGCGACCCGGCCGCTACCGCCTGAGCAGCCCGCCCAGGGCTGCCAGCGGCCCGGCGGCCGGCGGCTGGCCCGCGGCCGCGCGCTTGTCTCGGGAGCGCGCGTGCACGACAACGGGCCGGCTCAGGCCCGCCGCTTCTCCAGCAGCAGGGCGACGGCAGGCATCACGTTCTGCATCGCGCGCTCGCCGAACAGGAAGCCCAGCACGAGGAAGTTGATCAGCCAGAAGGCCGACTCGGTCACCGTCTCCGGGTCGAGCGGCCACTGCTTGGAGAACACCATGTAGTCGAGGTACAGCACGCCGATACCCCACGCGGGCCGCTGCGCGCCGCGCACGAACAGCACGATCTTGCCGACCACGGGCACCCCCATCAGGTCCTTCGCCGTCCCCTCCAGCACGGCGATGCGCTCCGTCAGGTTGCGTTCCGCCTCGGCGGCGGCCTGGTGCGCCGCCATCTCCCGCTTCGTCGTCTCGGCCTCGACCGTCTGCTTCAGCGCGAGCTTCTGTTCCGCACTCAGCCCGTTCGGCAACACGGCCTCGACCAGCTCCACCACCCGGTCGGAGAGGCCGCCGGTGACGGCCCCGAGGATCGACTTGCCGATACCGCCCAGCAGCGCACCCACGTCCATGCTCACCCCTCCTCCACCTGCTCGGCGACGCGGCCGAGCCAGCCCGCGGCGAACGCCGCCTGCGACGGGTCGCCGGCGATCAGGCGGCCGAGGTGCCGCAGCCGCGCCGCCAGCACGCGCCGGCGCAACCGGCAGGCGTTGCCCCGATTGGCGGCCGCCAGCGTCACCGGGCCGACGATGCCGTCCTGCCGAACCTCGCAGGCGTACTGCAGCGCCCGCGCGGCCGCGGCCGGCCCCGAGTGCACGGCGTAGTCCACCACCGCCTCCAGCAGCACGGGTTGCACCAGGCGGTCGAAGCCGGGCGCGACGACGTAGCGCTGGCGGTAGATCGCCCGCGCCTCTTCCACGTCGAGCGCCAGCACCTCCGCCCGCGTCGCCGGCCGGCCGAGGCCGCGCCAGTCCCCCAGCGTCGCCGCAGTGATGCCGTGCCGGGTCGGCCCGCCCCGGTCGGCCGGGTGGTCGACGTAGCCGCCCTCGCGGCGGACGATCCCGTCCAGGATCGACTCCAGGCTCATCCCCGCACCCCCAGCAGCAGCATCAGCAGCGTCATCAGCAGCGTGCCCGCCGCGGCGACCGCCGCCGCCATCACGCCCCAGACCAGCCGGTCGATGCGCTGGTGCACGCGCCCGATCGCCTTGCGGGTCTCCAGCTGCGCCTCGCGGCAGTCGTCGAGGTGGCGCGCCAGCGTGCCCGCCGTGGCGCTGGTGCGCTCGCGCAGCCCCTCGACCGCGACCCGCGTATCCTCCTGCATCGTCCCCTCCCCTACGGCAGCAGCGGCAGCACCGTCACCGTCTCGACGATCGGGTAGGTCCGCCGGCCCTCGCCGTCGACCACCTCGACCCACGACAGGTGCAGCCCCTCCGACAGCGCCGCCGTGGCCGCGCGCGGCACGATCACGTCCAGCTCGCCGTCCGCGTCGCCAAGCTCGATCTCCTCGTCCTCGAGCGTGCGCTCGATCAGCGCCGCGCCCGACAGGCGGCCGAGCTGGTCCGCCCGGCCGATCGCCCAGCGGACGGTCAGGCCCGCGAGCGGCAGCGCCACGCCGTCCCGCGTCACCTCGTAGGGCAGGCGCCAGTCCGCGCCGGCGCGCAACTCCTGGTGGTTGGCGGTCTTGCTCATCCCGGTCCCACCCCCGCGTCCGTCGTGTCGCCGCGGATCCTGCCGCCGCCCAGGTCCGCCGACCCGCGGATGCGCGGCCCGCCGAGACGCGCCTCGCCCCGGATCGTCCGCCCCACCTGCCAGAGCACGACGGGCGGCGTCTGCCGGCCCTGCACCTGCGCCGCCGCGGCCGCGAGCGCCCCCGCTCCGGCCGAGCCGGAAGCGCCGGCGGCCACGAGTGCCGCGGCGGCCGCCGCTGCCGTCCCGGCGCCGCGGCTGCCGCCCGCGCCATCCCCCAGCAGGATCGCCGCGCCCGGCGCGACGTCGCCGGCGCCGGCGCTGCCCGAGCGCCCCGCCCCGGCCGCGGCGGCCGCGGCAGCGGCCAGCGCGCCCGTGCCGGCGATCGTCAGCTCGGCGCCGCCGTCGACCTGTGCCGCCCCGGCCGCCAGCGCCCCGCTGCCGGCCGAGCCCGAGACGCCCCCGCCGGCGACCGCCGGGCCGGCCGCGCCGACGGCGCCCGCGCCATCCGAGCCCGAGGCACCCGCGCCATCGCCCGCCGCGGCGCCCGCGGCCACATCGCCCGCGCCCGTCGAACCGGAGGCGCCCGCGCCGGCGGCAACCGTGGTGCCGGCGGCGACCTCGCCGGCACCGGCGGAGCCCGACGCCCCCTCGCCCGCGGCGGCCGCGTTCCCGGCCGCCGCCGCGCCAGCGCCGGCAGAGGCCGACGCGCCGGCCCCCTCGACCGTCGCCCCGCCGGCGGCGAGCACACCGCTGCCGCCGATGCCCTCCTCCGGCGCCGCAGCCGCGCCGCCGGCCGGGCCGTAGCCGGGCAGCACGGCGCCGCCGGCGAGGCCGCCCCAGGGGCCGTAGCCCGGCAGCACGGCGGCGGTCATCGGCTCAGGCCACGTCCGCGCGCGGGCACAGCCAGGCGGTGATCGACGGCACCGCCAGCACGGCAGTCGCCCGCACCGGCCCCTCCTGGCCGGGCGTCACGGCGACGCCCAGCGTGCGCTTCTGCGGGTTGCTCCACCCGCCCGTGCCGGTCCAGGTCTCGCTCGACGCGGCCTGTGCCGCGGGCGTGCCGGTCACCGGGTCGGCCAGACGGTCGAGCGCGGTGGCGAGCAGCGGGTGCCCGGAGGCGACCGGGTAGTCGACCTCGATCCACGCCTCGTCGTCGTCGACCGCCGCCGAGCGGTCGAGCGCCAGCTCGGCCGTGACCGTAACCCCGGCATCGTCCGGCAACTGGATCGGCCACAGCGGCACCCTGAGCGGCCGCTCGACGCTGCACCCGGCCGAGGTGGCGGCCTTCAGGCTCCAGGGCACGTCGCCGCTGCCGCTCTCGGCGCCGCCGTCGCGGTAGATGCCGGTGTCCGCCTCCACCACGCCCGCGTACTCGTGGCGGGCGAAGAAGACCTGCCCGGCGCCGTCGTCGCACAGGTGGAAGTCGACGATCACGCCGCCGCGCAGGGCGCTCCCCGTCGTGCGCACGTGCGTGCTGGACAGCCGGCAGCCGGCGAGCAGCACCCGGCTCGTGCGCGTGCCGCTGATGTCGACCAGGGCGTTGGAGGACAGGTTGCTCAGGTCCAGCCCCCACAGCTCCATGTCGGCCCCGGCTGGCCTGAGGAAGGCCGTCGGCGTCGCCGTCGCGACGTCGACCGCCACGCCGGTCCAGCCGCCGACGCCATTGCGCCAGCGCACCCGCGGGGAGGACGTCGAGATGTGCTGGCCGGAGTGGGCGAACCTGAACTGGCAGTTGACCAGGTCGATCAGCTCGGCGTTCTCGCTGCTGCTGCTGATGCCCAACCGCACGTTGGACCCGGAGGTGCTAGCGGCGACGTCGAAGATGCAGCGCTCGGCGCGGAAGCTGAACGCCCCGGCCGTCGGCGGCAGCTGCATGATGACCGTGCTGCCGCCGCCGACGCCGACCTGCCAGGCGACGCCGTAGCAGTCGACGTGCCCGGTGGCGTTGAGGTTGTACGCGCCCGCGCCGGTCGCCACCGCGGCCCCGGTCCCGCGCGCCGTCGGCGGCCAGGTCGTCGTGTCGCCCGCACAGTAGACGCGGGTCGGCGCCGTCACCGTCGTGGAGAAGGCGAGCGTCACCTGCGCGTTGGTGACTTCGGCGTGATCCGGGCGCAACCAGAACGTGTTGCCGGTGCCGGCTCCGGCCAGCGCGGCGGCCAGCGTGGTGTAGGCGTTGGCCCAACTGCTGCCGTTGCCGGCGCCGCCGGCGCCGCTCCAGACCGCGATGTCAGCCACGCTTCGCCTCCGCTTCGACCAGCGCCGCGACCTCGGGGTCCTCAAGCGCCAGGCTCACCGCCTCGGCCAGCCGGACCACCCGCTGCGCCTCTTCCGCCGCGGCCGCCTCGGCCCGCGCCGCGATCATCGTCTCGGTCAGCACCACGTTGGCGGCGGCGGCCGCGTCCAGGCCGTCCGCCGGGCAGCGCAGGAACACGTCCTCGGCGCTGCCGTCGGCCAGCCGGTGCCGCAGGTGGACGGCCAGCCGCCCGTCCCGCTGCGCCACCGCCGAGACCACGTCGGTTGCCGTCACTGCCATGGCCTCGACTCCAAAGAGAACGTTACGCGAACATTGGGCATGCCCGTCACGCTCGCGTTCTGCCTGACCTTCGGTCACCGCATGGAGGCTCATTGCCGCCGCTGCGGGCACCACGCCCCGCTAGACCTGCGCGCGCTGCGCGCACGCTTCGGCCCGGAGCTCGACCAGTACGGCGTGTGGGAGCGGCTCGTCTGTTCCGCGTGCGGCAGCCGCGACAGCTGGCTGAATGTCCGCTACACCACGCCGGGGTTCGACTGGGACACGCGGGTGCGCGATCCCCGGCGCTGACGTCAGGCCGGCGCCGTGTAGGTCAGGCTGGTCAGGCTGACCTCCTGCCCCGCCGAGACGACGACGCTGTTGAGCTCGATGTCGCCGCCGCCGCCATCGGCGGTGACGCTGCAGGTGAAGACCAGGTTGTCGTCGCTGTCGAACGCCTTCGCCTTGGCGATCGTGCCGCCGGCGGCATCGTCCTCGGCGGTGATGGCGTTGGCCGTGGCGACGCCCGAGGCGGCGGCGCCGAAGGCGGGATCGCCGAACGGCAGGCGTGCGACCTCGACGTCGGCCGAGGTCTGCAGCGAGAGGTAGCCGGCAGCGCTGCCGGCGTCGATGCGGTCCACCACCAGGTCGGCGAGCGCCGAACGGACCGCGGTCGGATGCGTGACGGCCATGACGTCCTCCCTCAGCCCTGGCCGGCAACGGCGCCGGCGCCGGGAGCGTCCGGCGCGCCCAGCCGCACCTTGCCCTCGGCCAGCCAGCCGTCGAGCGCCGCCTGCAGCGCCGGCGTGCGCGCCGTGTAGGCGAGCCCCGGCACGTAGACCGCGAGCACGCGGCCCTTGGCGTTGCGATGCTCGAACTGCACCAGCGGGGTGAACGCCCGCGGCGCCTGCAACTCGCTCATGCTCGTCTCCTTGGTTGCGGCGAACGGCGTTCGCCGGCTGCGTCAGCGCTTCGCGACCTGCAGGCCGTCGAGCGCGGCCGCCAGGGCGTCGGGCTCGTAGCCGGCCAGCAGGTCCAGCACCGCCTCGCGGCGGCTGCGCGCCTGCCCGGCCGCGACCTTGGCGGCGCGGCGGGCGGCGATGGCCTCGTCGGCCTCCGGCACGGCCTGCGTCGCCGCCCAGGCCGCCAGCACCTCCGCCGTCCACAGCGCCTCCGCCCGCGCCCTGGCCGCCTCCGGCAGCCGCCCGGCGTCGGACGGGGCGAAGTCGCCGAGGTGGACGCCCCGCGCCCCGGTCAGCCGCAGGCAGCCGCCCGGCAGCAGCCGCACGTCCGCAACCTCGCTCATGGCGCCGCCTCGTAGATGTCGTTCCAGTAGACGCCGCCGGCGGCGCCGACGTCGCCGTGCGTGATCGCCGCCGGCGCAACGTTGTCGCCGTCCTCGTACAGCTCCAGGTACGTCGCGTTGGGCACGGTGAAGAGGCTGAGCTTGGTGTAGCCGCCGCCGACGTTGAGGTCGATGGAGCTGCCGGTGCAGGCGATGGCCTGCGTGAACCCGGTGCGGTTGACCGCCGCGAACGGCAGGTTGAGCAGGCGGACGTTGCCGCTCATCGTCCCGTCCTTGGAGCTGATGACGAGGCGCCCCGCCGACCAGACGAAGCGCCGGCCGCCCTGCACCCAGCTGGCGTAGGCCGCCTGCTGGCTGTTGGCGGCGTAGGTGTGCGTGCCGTTGACGCTGCTGGCGCCCAGCGCCGGCAGCGTCGGCCACGCCGCCGCCTCGCCGTCGACCCAGCGCGCGGCGAGCGGCGTCACCGCCACGCGCTTCTCGCCCGCGGCGAAGTTGACCAGGGCGTTGGCGTTGCTTGAGGCCAGCACGACGTCGCGCGAGAGCGTGTCGGGCGAGCCCGACGTCACCGTGCCGATGCCGGTCTCGAACTGCCCGCCGCCGTAGATCGAGTAGCCGACCTGCGCGCCCGAGCCGACCCCCGCCACCAGCGTGCGGTAGCCGGCCGGCGCGCCCGCCAGCGCCAGCGTGCCGGTGCCGGTCGAGTAGGTCAGCTCCAGGCAGAAGTCGGCGACCTTGAGCAGTGTCACCTAGAGGTCCTCCTCGATCTCGATCTCGCTCTCCCACCAGGACGGCAGGGCGTGGTTGAGCGGGCCCAGCTGGATCGCCCGGCCCAGCAGCGCCTCGCGCCGCTCGTAGGGCCCGCCGGGGCGCGGCACCCACAGCACCTGGCCGGCGAGCCCGGCGACGCGCTGCAGCTCCGCCACCTCGGTCGCCGTCTCCGCCGCCGTCAGCGCCGGCAGGCGGAAGCGCCACCAGCGCCGCTTCGGCAGGCTGTCGACGTAGCGCACGCCCGAACGTGGCGCGGTCACCGCCACGCTCGGGTCGCGCCAGCCGCTCTCGGCGGCGAGCGCGTAGTTGCGCGTGCCGCGGAGCGCCGGCCCGGCCCAGGCGCGACCGACATCGAAGTAGCCCTGCGCCGCCAGGGAGGCGGCGGCGAGGTCGAACCTCAGGTAGCGCGCGGCGACCGGCGCCGCCGGCACGTACGTCCAGATGCGGTAGCCGGCGGCGACGTCGCCCGCCTGCGCCGTGGTGTCCAGCAGCTCCCCGTCACCCGGCGCCACCGCCGACAGCCGCGCCCGGATCGTGTCCGTTCCGGTCTGGTCCAGTCCCGCCAGCGCCAGCACGCCCACCTCCAGCGCCGCGCCGAGGTCGATCTCGACGTAGGCCGCCGTCGCCCCCGCCGTCCGCCACGGCTTGCCCACAACCGGGTCGGCCAGGTTCGCCGCCGGCAGGCTGGCGAGCGCCGAGTCCGTCGTGAACGTCACCCCCGCCCGGTCGACGTGGTTGATCCAGCCGAGCGCGTAGTTGCTCACGTCACCCCCACAGCAGCAGCCCGATCGTCCGCGCCGCGGCGTCCTCGTCGACCGGCCAGGCCCGCATCGCCCGGCCGCCGGCGAGGCCGCGGCGGGGCCAGGCGACGATCACCGTGTCGCCGGCCTCGATCGGCTGGCCGATCCTGAGCGGCAGCTCGGCCGAGAGCCACAGCCGCTCGGCCCCGTGCAGCGCCAGCAGCTGCGCCGCCAGCGCCGCCGCGTCGGCCGCCTCGCGGAACGGGCTGGCGACCGGCTCCGGGTCGGTCGCCCGCAGGTGCCGGTTGACGATCGCCGGCTGTGCCGCCGCCGCGCTCGAGGAGGGGCGCGCCAGGAACTCGCGGCGCGCGTCGGAGACGCTGCCGGCCAGGTCCTCGCCCGGCTGCACTACGCCCAGCGCGCGATAGGTCACGCGGCGCCGCCAGTTCGGCGGCCAGGCATCGGCCGGCGCCGTGGCGTCCGTCAGGGCGAGGATATGCCGCGCGTCGAGCCGGGCCACCGCGGCGCCGCCGTCCGGCTCGGCGAGGCGCCAGGCCCGGACGCGGCCGTCGCGCCTGGTCGTCCAGCCCCCGCCGAGGCCCGCCAGCACGCGCGAGAGCACCTGCCTGGCCGTCTCGCCCTCGCCCACCGTGAGGCCGACCGGGCCGAGCGTGTCGAGCGAGAGGAACGAGCCCTCGTCGACATAGCGTTCGTCCAGCCCCGCCTTCTCCCGCAGCACGCGCAGCAGCAGCGAGCCCGGCCGCTCGACGTAGCCGCTGCCCGTGGCGTCGCCCTCGACGTCGCAGGTGATCCGTCCCGACGGGCTGCTGCCGAGCTGGAACAGCCCGCGCGCCAGGTCGGTGCGGAACTGCCCGCCGGTCGTGCTGCCGGCGTAGAGGTCGCCGGTGTCTCCCGCCGCCGTCACCGCCGCGCCGCGGTCGTAGACCGCCGGGATCGCCCCGACCGCGGCGGAGACCTGCCAGATCAGCGCCGCCGGGTCGACCAGGCGCGGTTCCTCGTTCTCCAGCCCGCCGAGCCGGAGCGGCTTCGCCGTGCCGCCAAGGTCGGCGCCGCCCTCAAGGCCGCCGGTGCCGGCGTACAGGTCGGTGCGCAGCGCCACGTCCAGCAGGTAGCTGGGATCGCGCAGGGCGACGCCCACCGTCGACTCGCGCACCTGCCAGCCGTCGCAGACGCCGGTGAAGGCCGGCGAGAACGCCGCGCGCGGGTCGCCGCGCCGCCCGACCAGCACCTGCGCCCGCCGCCCGTCGATGGCGGTGCCCAGCACCAGGCCGTCGAGCCCGCCGTCCGCGTTGTCCAGCTCCGCCTCGCCGGCCGCGGCGCCGTCGACCGCGGCGCCGGGCGTCAGGCCGAAGCCGCGGCTGACCCGCAGCGGCTGCACCAGCCGCGGTTCCCACCAGGTGTGCGCCGGCGTGTCGTCGCCTTGGCTGATGAAGATCGCATCCGAGAAGCGGATCGGCGCCTCCGCCGCCGGCGCCTCCGACCAGGTCGGGTCGGGCGCCCCGAACGGTGCCAGCCCGAAGGGCAGCGCGCCGAAGCCGGCCGGCGCGTCGGCCGAGGCCGCCGGCGCGCCGTCGATCTCCAGCAGGTACACCACGTCGCCGGAGGCCAGCGCGTCGGCCAGGCTGACCGTCGGCCCCGGCTCCAGCGCCGCCGCACCGAACGGCGCCAGCCCGAAGGCGGCCGCGCCGAAGCTCACGGCGCCACCCCGCCGGGGAAGGCCCCGGCCGTGAGGAAGCTCATCACCTGGCGCTGATCCGCCCGCAGCCGCTCCAGCTCGCGCTGCATCGACGCCAGCTGCTGCGCCTGTTGCGCCCCCGCCGTCGTCGTCGCCTGCGTCTGCCGGTTGATCGCCGTCACCACGGAACCGCTGCCGCCGGCGCCGAGCGCGGTCAGCAGCTCGCGCAGCGCTGCCGCCACGGGATCCTCGCGCCGGCCGAGCTGCTGCAGCTGGTCGAGCTGCGCCCGCAGGATCGGCGCGTCAAGGCTCTCCTTGCCCAGCGCCTTCTCGATCGCCGCGATCGACAGTGCTTCCTTCTCCAGCAAGCCCACCTGCCGGGAGGCTGCGGCAGCCGTGGCCTCGGCCGCGGCAAGCTGCTGCGCGCTGACCCGCGTCTCCGTTTCCAGTGCGGCGAGCGCCGCTTCCGCCGAACCCAGACGGCCACCGGCCTGCGCCGCCAGCGCCTGTTCCGCCATGCCCCGGCTGCCAAGCGTGCCGCGAAGGCCGGCAAGGCTGCCCGTGGCGCCCGCGAACAGCTCTGCGAACGGCGCCGTGGCGCCGCCGTAGAAGCTCCTGCCCTCCCGCACCAGCGCCTGCACCGCCTGCACCGCGGCATCGGCCTGCGCCGGGTCGGAGCGGGCCGCCGCCAGGGCCGCCGTCGCCTGCCGCTGCGCTTCCGCGAGCCGGGCCGTGGGCGACAGCGGCGAGTCGGCCGACAGCAGCAGCTCGTCGATCCCGGCCGTCAGCCGGCGCGAGGCTTCCCGGTACGCTTCGGCCGAGGCCTCCAGCGCCTGCACCAGCTCGCGCTCGGCGCTGACCCGCTCCCGTGCCGCCGCCAGCCGGTCGGCGCGTTCCTGCCGGGCAAACTCCTCGATGATCCGCTGCGCGTCCCGTAGCTCCGTATCGGCCGCCCGCTGCCGCTCCTGCAGCGTCGACTCCGACAGCGCCTCCGTGAGCGCTTCCAGCTCCTTCGCCAGCGGGTCGATGCCGTTGAGCAGGTCCTGCACCTGCTGGCTGGACAGGTCGCCGAGCGCGCCCGACTCCAGCACGTCGCGGATCAGGTCCTCCGGACCCCGCCGGAACTTCTCCCCGTACTGGATCGCCAGCCCCGGATCGGCGATGTCCTGCAGCGCCGCCTTGTCGAAGGTCCTGCCCAGCCGCGTCGCCAGCGCGTTCAGCGTGGCGATGGCCTGCGCCGCCCCGGCCTCGGCCTGCGAGAGGAACTGTTCCCCGCCATTGTCGCTGCCGCTCGCCTTCAAGCCGAACAGGCCGGTCGCATCGTTCAGGCCGATGCGCGCCGAGGCGTTCGGCCCGACGCTCGGCTTGTCGAACACGCCGGAGGCGAACAGCCCCGCCGCCGCCAGCGCCGCCAGCGCAATGGGACCGCCGGCCGCGCCCAGCCCGAGGATGCCGCCGCCGCCGAACAGGCCGGCAGGCGCCCCCGCGGCGCCGACAAGGGCGCCCAGCTCCCCGGCTCCGGTGATGCCGGCCGCCGTGCTCCAGGCCGCGCCGCCGCCGATGCCCAGGGCCGAGCCGATGGACTGGCCGATGGACGGCAGGCCCAGCGCCTCGCTGATGATGTTGCCGCCGGCCGACTGCACCAGGCTGCCCAGCAGGCCGCCGCCGGATGCACCGCCGCCCGCGGCGCCGCTCCCGCCGCCCCCGAAGATGCCCGCGAACAGCGCCTCGGCGGGCGCGCGGAACAGCGCCTCCGATGCCACCTTGGCGAAGGTCGTCTTTGCCAGGTCGGCGAAGTCCTGCCAGAAGTCGCGGCTCTTGTCGCCCAGCGCCAGGAAGAAACGCTCGCCGGCCTCCACCACGCCATCGGTGAAGGCCTGCCGGTTGCGCTCGTAGGCGCGCTGCGCCTCCGCCGCGGCCCGCGCTTCCGCCTCGGCCGCCTTCTTGATGGCGTCCTCGCGCTTGCGCTTGCCCTCCTCGATGTCGCGGAGCCGCTGCTGGCCGATGCGCTTCTCCTGCGCCTCGATACCCTCCAGCGCGCCACCGTAGTCGTCCAGCTCGGCGAGGCGCACCGCGGCCGCCTTCCGGTCGATCTCATCGCGCTGGCGGGCCCGTTCGTCGGCCGCCTTTTTCGCCGCCTTCGCTGCCTCGGCCTCGGCCGCCGCCCGCTCCGCGCGCGCCTTGTTCTCGGCGCGCGTCCGCTTCGCTACCTCCTCTTCGCCGGCCGCGTAGACCACGGCTTCCAGCTGCGCCGCGGCCAATGCCTGTTCGGCGAGCTTCACCTTCTCTTCGGCCAGCCGCACAGCCTGTTCCGCGGCCACCAGGTCGGCGCGGCGATCCTGCGGCGCAACCTGGCCGGCGGCCAGCCCGCCGGCCTCCGCCTGCGATCCGAGGCGGCCGCGCGCGGCGGCCAGGAGGTCGCTCGCGTTGCCCTGGCCGTAGGTAAGGTTGCCCAGCGAACGCCGCTCGGCCCGCCGCTGCTCCAGCTCCGCCTCGGCCACCGCGAGCGCGTCGGCCAGGGTGGCCGGGCGCACCACCTGGTTGAGCGCATCCACCATGCCGTTGAGGGCGCTCGTCAGGCCCCCGACGATGCCTGTGGCCGCTTCCGCCCGCTGCGCGATCAGCAGCATGGTGTCGGAGAACTTCTGGCCGACCTCGCTCAGGGTCGGCGGCTGCTGCGCCAGTTCCTCCGTGAGTTTGGCCGTCTGGCTGATCAGGGCCGGGATGATCTTCTCGGCGGTGAGCTTGCCTTCCGTACCGAGGTTGCGTAGCTCACCCGTCGTCACGCCCAGGCCGTCGGCCAGCGCCTTGGTCAGCCGCGGCGCCGTCTCCAGCAGGCTCTTGAGCTCGTCGCCCTGCAGCTTGCCGGAGGCGAGCGCCTGCGCGAACTGCAGCGTCGCCGCGCTGGCCTCCTGCGCGTTGGCGCCCGACACGCGGATGGCGATGTTGAGAGCGCGGACCGTCGCCTCGACGTCCTTCGACGTCACCCCGATGCTGCCAGCGTTGAGCGCGATGCGGCTGTAGGCCGCCGCCGTGCTCTCCAGGCCGCCGCGGGTTTCCGAAGCCAGGCGGGCGATGGTCTCGATCGACGTTCCGGCGAGCTTCAGCCGGCCGTCCAGTTCGCGCGCCTGGTCGGCGAGCTGAATGAACCGCCCGCCGGCGGCGGCAACCGCGCCGATGCCGACGGCAGCCGCCAGGCCCGCCGGCCCGATCGCGGACAGGGCGGAGCCGACGACGCCGGCCCGGCCGGCCAGCCCTTCCGCGCTGCCGCGCAGTTCGTCCGTCGCCGCCTTCAAGGCCTTGGTGCCGGCCGTCGGCTCCCGGCCCGCGCGCTCGAAGACGCGCAAGGTCGACTGGCTGACGCCACCGATCCGCTGCAGCTCGGCGATGGCCTTGTCGGCATCGCGCACGCTGATGCGGATGTAGGCCGTCGGTGCTGCCATGATACCCTCGGCACGGGAACGGGCGCCGGAAGGGGCGCCCGTCGGGGTGGAGGAAGGGATGAACGAAACCGAACAGGGAGCCCTGCTGATCCTGGCGCTGGTCGCGGGCGGCGGCGTCATCTACTTCGTGCCGACCGTCGTGGCCGGAACGCGCAAGCACCCTCAGGGCGGCGCCATCTTCGCCCTCAACCTGCTGCTGGGCTGGACCTTTCTCGGCTGGGTCGCCGCCCTCGTCTGGGCCTGCACGGCAACCGCGCCGGCGAAGCCTGCCGCCGCTGTCCAGGAGGAGCGCCGACCCTGCCCGGAGTGCGGCGAGTCGATCATGCGCACCGCCAAGGTCTGCCGCTTCTGCCGGGCCGACCTGGCCGGGCGCGCCGCCGCCTAGCGAACGCCGTTCGCCGACCGCCGCTTCGGCGCCAGCCGCGCCGCGGCATTGTCCATGATCGCCAGCGCCGCCATGACGCACGCCGGCTGTTCGGCCGAGCCGCCGGCGAAGGGCAGGTGCCCCACGCCGCCGCCGAGACCGCCGCCGCTGCGCCACGCAAGCCAGATCGCGCGCAGCGCGTCGTCGTCGGCGTCCAGCAGGTGCGCCGGGTGCACCTCTAGCGACAGCTGCAGTTCGTCGAACCGCCAGCCCTCGCCCGGCGGGAACGGGCGCTCAGGCGAGCGGTCCTCGCCGTGCGCGAAGTCGTCCGGCCGCAGCGCCCAGGCCACGGCCGTCAGGAGTTTTTTCGCTCGCCCTCCGCCGGTCGCAGCAGGCCGTCGACGAAGGCGGCGATGTCCGGGAACCGCGCCTGCGGGATGAGCCGCAAGGTCGCCTCCGACGCGCCGTCGAGGCCGCGCCGGACGCTACCCTCGACGCCCTCCCACCCGGCGAGGAAGAGCCGCGCCGCCACCTGGCCGCGCACCTGCTGGTAGACCTCGTTGTCGGCCACCATCCTGCGCAGGCGCGGGTCGGCGGCGGCGACGGCCTCGGCGATCCGGTCCATCTCCTCGTCGAACAGCAGCGCCCCCAGCTCCTTGGCGGCCGCTTCGCGCGCCTCGCCCTCGGCGGCGTTCATCTCCGTCACCAGCTCCACCAGGCGTGCGCGGGCGGAACGGACGTAGCCGAGGCTGTCCTCGACGTCGCCGTGCTCGGCCAGCGCCTCCAGCCCCGTCTCGACCGCGCGCCACAGCTCGCCGACCGAATGCTTGCGCCCGCCGGCGGCGCGCACCTCGCGCTCGTAGCGGGCGACGTCGGCGACGGAGGGCGTGCGGAGGAGGTAGACCACCCCCTCCGCCGCCTCCATCCGGTTCAGCACCTTGGGATCGAGCAGCTTCGCCATCGGAGCCTCAGTAGAACGTGAGGTAGATGCCGCTGTCCTCGCCGACCGTGGCGAACGGAATGCCCTCGTGCGCGAAGCCCGAGACGTCCTCGACGGCGGAGCCGGTGTAGACCACCCGCGGCAGGAGCAGCGACACGCGGTTGCCGGCGACCGCGCCCCAGCGCAGCCAGATCGCCCGTTCGGTGCCGGCCAGGAAGTCGGCGAACACGTCGCGGGCGGACAGCAGGCTCACCGGCGGGTTGACCCGGCCGGTGATGGCGCGGCGGGTGACGCCAGCAACGCTGATCCCGTAGGTATCCGAGGGATCGTCGGCCGCCTGCACCTGGTTGCCCAGGTCCAGCGTCAGGTTGTTGAACGCCGTCTCCACCCCGCCCAGCCAGAAGTCGGCCGCCATCACCGGCTTCGGCCGCGTGGCGTCGTAGGTGGCGGCGCCCGGATCGCTGACGTCGGTCGGCGTCTGCACCGCGCCCTGGCCGGCGACGGTCGCCCGCGGCAGGCCGCGCACCGGCAAGGCGAGCTGCAGGTTGCCGGCCCAGCCCAGCGTCTTGAACAGCCTGTGATTGCCGCTGACGGAGCGGTGCAGGTAGTCGTAGATCGTCGCCGTGACCAGGCTGTCGCTCGCCGGGGCGTAGCGGTTGCAGGCGTAGACGATGAACTCCGACGTGTTGTCGGGCGGCGTGGTCCAGTCCGGGTAGACCGTGGCGACCTTGGTCGAGCCGTTGTAGCCGGTGATCACGCGGGTCTGGCCGGAGCCGGTGCCGCCGTTCAGCGTCACCACCATGCCCTTGTAGGCGTCGGCCGTCGCCGAGGCGCCGCTGTGCAGGGTGATCGAGCCGGAGGCGCCGGCCTGCGCCGTGTCGTCGACGTCGGCCGCCAGCGTGGTCAGGCCGAGCGCGCAGGCTTGCAGCAGCGGCCCCGCCTCCGGCGCCGTGCCGGGCGTGCCAGAGCCCTTCAGGTAGAACGCGCAACCGAAGTTCTGCGGCCCGCCGCCGACGATGGGCGCGCGCGGGTCGAGCGAGCCCGTCACCTCGTTGGTGTTCAGCAGCTCGAGCCCGGCCTCGGTCGACGGATCCTCGACGAGGACGGCATCGGAGCCGACCGAGGGGCTGGCATCGACGCCGGAGGTGCCTTCGACCTTGGCCAGGACGGTGCGGTTGAGCGTGCGGTAGTTGGACACCGATCAGTCCTCCAGGGCGGCGGGAGCCGGGGCGACCGGCGGTTCGGGAGCGGCGGGCGCCGGCTCCGGCTGCGGGCTGACGGTGCCGTCGCGATGCAGGTACTGCGGCACGGCCGAGCGGCGGCCGGCCGCCTGCACGCGATGCGCAGGACGTTCGGACATGGAAGCCTCCGGGTCAGGCCTGCTGGACGGTCCAGGGCAGGACGAAGTTGAACTGGTGCCACAGGCGTGCCCGGGTCATCTCGACCAGCTCGCCCCCCTCGTACTCCAGCGGCCCGAAGCACGCCGCCTCGTCGGGGTTCCAGCCCAGCAGGGCCGCCAGCAGCGCCGCGCGGAGCGCGAACATGCTGTCCGTCGCCTGCGCCCCGCGGCGGTCCGCCGTGTTGTCGACGCACACCACCACGGCCAGGCCGATCCGCGTCGGCTGCATCATCAGTCCCGCCGTGGTGGGCTCGGCGGCATCCTCACCGGCGTAGACCACCCATGCGTGCGGCACCGCGAACTGCTCGCCTTCGTCGATCGCCGCCTGCAGTTCCGCGGCGCCGGCGACGCGGCTGGCGAACGCCGTCACCTGGGCGCGGATGCGGGCGATCGCGAGCGCGACGGGATCGCTCATGCCCCCCTCTCGAACTCGACCAGCGCCTCGCGCAGCGCAGCGGCCAGGCGCGCCGTCGTCGCCTCCGCCTGCCGCGCGCGCGCCGGGCCGAGGAACGGCCGCGCCGCCATGGCGCCCTGCCGCGCCACCACGGACGCCCGCTTGCGCAGCACGGTGCGGCGGCCGCGCCTCGTCTGCCGCACCGTCAGCCGATGCGTGCTGCCGACGGACGCCGCCTTGCGGCCGTACTCCAGCGCCATGGAGTACGGCACCGATGCCCGCACGTCGGCGCCGATCACGTCGCGGCGGTTCGTCGCTTTCGTGCGGTCGACGACGCGGATCGAGCGCGCCAGCAGGCCGGTGCGCCGGGCCGGCGGCTCGCCCGGCGCCGAAGCCCGGCGCTTGCGGCCGCGGCCGCGCGCACTGATGATCGCCCCCGTCCGCCCCGCCTTGCGCAGGCTGGCCCGCACATCGCGGGCGACCTCGCGGGCCGATACCAGCACGGCCGCCTGCACCCGCCGCCGCAGTGCCGCCGGCAAGGCGCCGAAGGCCCGCACCAGGTTCTGCCCCTGCACGTCGACGCGGATTTCCGTCACGGCCGCACCTCCTCCTCGCACTCCAGCTGCAGCCAGCGCCGGCGACCGTCGGGGTCGAGCGTCCGCAGCACGCGCAGGCGGCGGCCGTCCGCCAGCGTCAGCCAGCGGAAGCCGTCGCGGTCGGCCCGCCAGCGGATCGTCACCCGGTGCGTCCGCCCCTCGGCCTCCTGCGCGCCGTCGACGGCCCGGGTCGGCTGCACCTCTTCCACCCGCGCCCACACTTCGGCGACGAAGCCGTAGCTGTCCGTCAGCGCGTCCGTGCCGGCGGGCGTGCGCGTGCGCGTCAGCAGCCGGACCCGGTGCCGCAGCAGGCCGGTGCGCGCCGCCACGGCCATCGCGTCAGCCCCAGCGCGCGCGCCAGGGCGCCAGCAACGCCTCGGCCGCCCAGGGCGTCTCGGTCGCGATGGTGCCGATGGTCACCGTCTCGCGGTTCTCGTACCAGTGGCCGAGCAACAGCAGCATCGCCTGGCGCAGCGGGGCGGGAATGTCCGATGCCGCACTGCCGTAGCCGGCAACCATGCGGACCGTGACGGAGCGCACCCGGTCGCGCGTCGCCGGCCAGGACTGCCCCCAGGCCGGCAGCAGGGCCGCCGGCTGCCCGCCGCCGGCGGCGATACGCCAGTTCGGTGCGGCCCAGGTCTGCGCTGCGCCGTCGCCGTCGACGTAGGCGACGCTCGTCACCTGCTGCAGCGGCGGCAGCGGCAGCCGCAGCGGTTCGCCGGCCCGGGCAGGGAAGCCGTCGTACTGCACGTCCCAGGTCTGCGTCATCAGCGCCCGCCCCAGGATGCCGGCCGGGCCGTCGAGATGCCCCGCGGCGGCGGCGATCAGGGCGTCCACCAGCGGATCGTCCTCGTCGCCGTCGAGGCGCAGGTGCCCCTTCGCCTCCGCCCGGGTCAGCGGCAGCGCCGCCGGCGGCGTCACGGGAATGAGCGCGTAGTTCATGGCGGCATCCGCGGACGGGGCGGCTCCAGGGGCGAACCCCGGGCCGCCCCTTTCGGCTCAGGCCGGCGGGTTCGGCGCCGGCCGGTCGAGCGGCCAGGTCAGCCACACGCCCGCGACGAAGGCGTTGCCGGAGTTGCCGGACGGCGTCACCGTCACCCGGACGTAACGCTTGTCGCCGCGGTAGCCGATCTTCCGCACGCCATCGTCCAGGGCGAAGGTGAAACCGGCCAGCGCTTCCGTGCCCAGCAGCATGTCGTCCGGCACGGCCTCTGCCGTGCCGAAGCCGGCCGCATCGTCGTGCTCCACCAGCACGGCGAAGGTGGCGTCCGTGTCGGCCAGCGAGCCGGTCAGGATGACGAAGGACGCACCCGCGAGCCCCTTGGTATCGAGGATCTGCGAGACGAAGGCGGTGTTGTCGGTGACGGCCGCCGCGGGCGAGATGCCGCGCTTCGGGTTCAGGTCGTTGAAGTGGTCGCGCATCGGTCTCCCCCGCGCTCAGGTTCCGTAGGATGGCGAGGCGCCGCCCGGCGGACCGCCGGGCGAACGCCGTTCGCCGGACTGGACTGGACTGTCAGCTCGAGCCGAACTTCATCAGCTTGACCGCCTCGAAGTTCTGGATGCCGCCGCCCACCCGCTTGGTCGTGTAGAACTTGGTGTAGGGCTTGGCGGTGTAGGGATCGCGCAGCAGCGCGATGCCGCGGCGGTCGACGATCACGTAGGCCCGGGCGAAGTTGCCGAAGGCGACCGAGTAGCTGTCCGCGCCCAGGTTCGGCATGTTGTCGTCGATCGCCACCGGCGAGCCCAGCAGCGTCGACGGCGCCCCCATCTCCAGGCCAGGACGCCACAGGTAGTTGTCCTGGTCGTCCTTCATCTGCCGGATGACGCGCAGGACGCTGTCGTTCATCAGCCATTGCGCCCCCGGCCGGTAGCCCTGCTTGAGCGCATGCTGCAGTTCGATCAGCTTGTCGCCGGGGTCCTCCGTGGCGAAGGCGCCGCTCGCACCGGTGGCGATGTAGCCGACGCTGCCCCAGGCATACGAGGCGTTGGCGATCGGCGTATAGCTCAGCAGGCCGCGCGGCCGGTTGATCCCGTTGCCGGAGATGAACGCCGCCCCCTCGCCTTCGGCGAAGGCGAGCTGCACCTCGCCGGCCAGCCAGCCGGCGATATCGATCTGCGCGTCCTCCAGCAGCTGCTGCGTCGCCCGCGGCTCGCAGTAGAGCAGGCCGGCCACGAACTCCAGTTCCGCCACCGCCGGCGTGCCGGTCTCGCCCGGCGCCGTCGTCTCGCCGCCCCAGCCATAGGCCGCGCCGCTCGTGGTCACGGCCTTCTTGTAGCTGGCCGCGCCGATGGTGATGACCTGCGCGATACGGCGCATGGCCGACACCGTCGTCAGCACGCGGTCGATCTGCTGCTCGACCTCGGCCGGCACCAGGACGCCGCCGTCGGGGTCGCTGCCGACACTCATCGACCGCCGCTCCAGTTCGCGCAGGTTGCCCTCGACACCCCGCCGCATGAAGCCTTCCCACGCCTGGCGGTGCTCCACCTGCTCGGCCGACGGCGCATCGCCGCCCGGCAGCCGCGGGCGGTTTGCCCGCCGCTCCTGCTCGTCGAGGCGCCCGGTTGCCGTCTTGATCGCCGCGTCGAGACGGGTCAGTTCGGCGTTCAGCTTCTCCACGCTTGCGACCGTCACGGCGTCGGCCGTGCCGCGCTTCTCGATCTGCGCCAGCCGCTCGTCGTTCGCCTTGCGGAACGCCTCGAAGGCGACGCCCTGCGCCTCGATCAGCTTCTTGAGCTCTTCCATGTCCTGCCTCTTGCCTCAGTGGCTCCAGATGGCCGCGTTCGTCTTGAGGAGCGCAGCCAGTTCAGCCGCCGCGGCCTCGTCGCGAGGCTCGGGTTCCGGCACTCCGGCGTCCCGCCGGAGGTGTTCGCGGAAGATCGCCACCGCCGCCTTGCGGTCGCGTTGCGACAGCCCGCCGTCACGGAGGGCATCTTCCAATCGTCGCGGATCGAAACCGGTGTTGCGCACCTCGCGGATGCGCGCCGACTCGTCGGCCGGGAAGGTCACCAGCGAGACCTCCCACAGCTCCACCTTCTTCAGCGTGCGGCGCGGCTCTTCCGCCTTCGTGCCGACGCTCCACTCCTTCGCGGTGAAGCCGATCGACAGGCCGTCGAGCACGCCTTCCTTCAGCGCGCCGTAGACCGTGCGGCCGCGCTCGGTGTCCATGGCGATCAGCCGGCCCTCGACGCGCAGGCCGGTGTCGTCCTCTTCCATCGCCGTCCAGCGGCCGAGCGGCACCAGGTCGCCGGCGTCGCCGCCGAGGAAGGCGCCCATGCCGTGCTGCAGCAGCATCGGCGGCAGCTTCTTGCGTCCCTTCCAGCCCTTCAGCGTCTCGCGGAAGGCGCCCTTCGCCACCACGTCGCCATAGCTGTTCACCTGGCCGAAGACGCTGGCATAGCCGGCGAAGGCGCCGGCCTCGGCGCCCTCGTCGAAGCGCACCTCCAGCGGCGCGAACCGCAGCTCATACCCTGCCATCGCCACCCCCTCCGTCGGCCGGCTGCGGCGGCTCGCTGCCGGAGCCCATGTTGAGCGGCGCCAGCGGCTCGTCGAGCCCGTCCAGCGGGTTCAGCTCTTCCAGCGCGCGCACCTCGTTGCGCGTCAGCCAGCCGGTCAGCACGCCGTCCTTGTATGCGGCGGCACGGTCGCGTGCCGCGCCGCGCAGCAGTCCTTGCGCCTGGAAGCGCGTGTAGATGCCCGACTGGCGGTCGGCGGCGCTCAGCAGGTCCAGGTCGGCCGCCTGCTCGAGGCGCGCATACCAGGGCATCAGCCCGTGCACGACGTGCGCCAGGAACATCTGCTCGGCGCTGGCGTACGTCGTCGCCTTGTCGCTGTGGCCGATCATGATCGGCATCACCCGCATGGCGCGGCAGACCTCCTCGACCTGCCAGCGCCGCGTCTCCAGGTGCTGCGCGTCGACCCCGGTCATGCCCGACTGCGTCCAGGTGGCACCCCGGTCCAGGATCAGCGGGCGGAAGCGGTTCTCGCCGCTGTAGTGCCGCTCGATCCACTCGCGCAGCTTCTCGTAGGCCTCCGGGCCCAGCGTGCCCGGCAGGCTGTAGAGGCCGCTCGCCTGCGCCCCGTTGCGGTGCAGGTCCGCATGCGCCGCCTCGGCCGCCATGCCGAGGCCGATCGCCTCGCGCGCCAGCCGCACCGCGTCGAGCCCCTGCCAGCCGTCCCAGCTCGGCCCGTTGACATGCCACACCGCTTCCTGCGGCAGCTGCTGGACGGCGCCCGCGGCGCCGACGACGCGATAGCTGCGCGACCCGTCCGGCGTCCGGCTCACCGTGACGTCCTCGGGGCGGAGCGGGATCAGCTCGTCGACCCGCCCCTGCACGCGGTTGACGAAGCTGACGTGCCGGCCGGTCAGCACCAGGTGCAGCATCACCGTCTCGCGGTAGGCGAAGCTGGTCTGCCAAGGGTTCGGCCGCCGGTGCAGCACCGGGTAGAGCGGGTGGTCCTCCGCCGGCTGCCGCTGCCCCCGGACCTCGCGGAACAGCTTCCACGGCACCTGCGCCACGCCCTCCGCCAGCACGCGCGCGCAGGCCAGCACCGTCGTCGCCCGCAGCGCCGTCTGCCAGTTGACCGCCTGGCCGCTGCGCGAGGCCGGCGCGAACATTGCGTGCAGCACATCCAGCGAGGAGGTCGCGCTGCGCGTCTCGCGCGCGCCGAAGAGGCGCTGCAACAGGCCCATGCCCGCCCTCCCCCGCGCGCCGCCGTCAGGCCGCGGCGCTCTCCCAGAACGAGCGGGCCGGCGGCGGCGGCGCCACCGCGGCCCGGCCGAGCCCCATCACCGCCGCGACGATGCCGTCGATCCGCCGCGTCGACTTCGCCTTGGACGGCTTGATGTTCTCCGCGGCGTCCTTCTCGATCGCCACGTTGTCGGCCATCCAGCGGGCCACCGGCTGGTTGCCGTGCTCGAGGCCGCCGTTCAGCACCAGGCGTTCCAGCAGCTTCGCCGGCTCGCTCATGGAGCCGAAGCCCTGGCGGAACTGCACCATCGGCGCGCCGTCGTCGACCAGCGCCGTCGCCAGGTGCGTCGCGTTCCACGGGTCGTAGGCCAGCTCGGCGACGTCGAAGCGGGCGCCGTCGGCCTGCACCTGCGCGGCGATCCAGCCGTAGTCGGTGACGTTGCCCTCGGTCAGCGTCAGCGCGCCCTGCTGCGCCCAGCTCCGCCACGGCACGTTCTCGCGCCGCACCCGCTCGTCGATGCCGGCCTGCGGCAGCCAGAACCGCCACAGCACGTGCCAGCGGTTCGCCGCGTCGGCGTAGTCGACCGTCGGCAGCTCGGGATCCTCGCCGCGCCGCAACGCCTCCAGGTAGCGGCGCAGCGCCTCCGGGTCGACCGGGTTGACCGGCGGGAACACCCAGCACAGGCTGCACGTGTCCCGCGTCGAGGCCAGGTCGAGCCCGCCCCAGCAGCGCCGCCCCGCCAGTTCGGCCTCCATCTCGCGCCAGCGAACGGCGTTCGCCGGCTGCAGGCTGCACGCCCGCCAGGCGGGGCCCGGCAGCCAGGCCGTCACCTGCTCGGTCCAGACGCCCAGGTGGTAGCGCAGGAAGCGGCCCTTCAGCCGCTCCGACTGCTGCGCCTTGCGGCACTCCTCCGCGAGATAGTCCGGCTTCACGCTGACGCCGAAGTTCGGGTTGGCCTTGCGCCAGGTCGCCTCGGCCGTCCAGTCGTCCTCGGGATCGGCGCCGTAGATCACCGCCAGCAGCGTCGGGTCCTCGACCTGGCCGGCGATCACCTGGCGGGCGTGCTCGTGCCGCTCCCAGCCGTAGCCCTGCCCGGCGATGCCGGCCGAGGTGATCTCGATCTCCAGCGGCTGCCGGCGCGCCGCCGTGCCCTCGTGCACCACCTCCGCCAGCTCGCCGCTCTTCCAGGCGTGCAGCTCGTCGGCGAGGCTGCCCGAGGGGTTGAAGCCGTGCTTGCTGTGCGGCACCGACGACAGCGGCTTCATCACCGCCATCAGCTCGGGCACGAACAGCGACGTCTTGAACGGCTCGATCCGCGCTGCCAGCACCTCGTCGGCCCGCACCATCGCCGCGGCCTTGCTGAACGGGATGTTCGCCTGGTCCTCGTCGGTCGCCAGGCAGTAGACCTCGCCGCCCGGTTCGCCGTCGCCCAGCAGCACCACCAGCGCCACGCCGGCGCCGAACTCGGTCTTGCCGTTCTTGCGCGGCATCTCGACGTAGACCCGGCGGTACAGCCGCGTGCCATCGCGGCGCTTCCAGCCGAAGGCAGCCCGCACGATCGGCGCCTGCCAGGTCTCCAGGGCGAACGGCCGGCCGGCCCACTCCCCCTTGGTGAAGCGCAGCCGGGCCGGGAAGAACTGCACCGCCGCGTCGCCCGCCCGCCGGTCGAACCGCGGCCCCAGCGCCGCCGCCCCCACCGGCGGATAGGGCGGGTCGAGCAGCGCCCGCGGGTCGATCAATGGACGCTGCCGCCGCCGAGGAAGCCGATCGGCGACTGCTCGGGCGCCGGCGGCGTCTCAGGCTCGGGCTGCCGCGCCTCCGGCTCCGGGAGCGGCAGCGTGCCCGGCGCATGCGCCAGGCTCTTCAGCAGCTCCTGGCGGGCGCGCGCGTTCAGCCCGAAGCGATCCTCCAGCTCTTGCAGCCGCCCCTCGACCCGGTCGCGCACCAGGAAGGTCGGGTTGACCCGCTTCAGTTCGCCGTGCTGCGACTGCGAGGTGTAGGTCCAGCCTTCCTTCTTGAGTTTCTGCGTCAGCGTCCACCAGGACACCAGGTGCTCGCAGTAGCGGGCGAAGGCCTGCGCGTCGGACGGCCGCAGGAAGCGCAGGCGTACCAGCTCCGGCGCCTGTTTCTCCCAGAGCTGCCGCGCGCCGGCCTTCAGTTCCTTCGGCGGCGTCAGCGGCAGCGGCGCACCCGCTTCCGACGACGTCACCGGCGGCGCGCGGCGCCGGCCCGGCCGGCCCTGCAGCTCCTTCAGTGCCTCCGGCTTGGGCGGACGTCCGGCCATAAGCCCCTCACCACGAAAAAGATTTCAGGAATTTCGCGCCCATTTCCGCTCGTGGCAGGGCGCGGTGCCCGCTCGGATCGGCCCCAAGGTGGGCACCCCCCTACCCCCGCGACCGTTGCCGAAATGGCACACCCCGGCGGCCCCGCCCGAAGGCCTGGTCGCGCGCCGTTCGGGCCGAGTGGCACGCCTTGCAGAGCGGCCGGAGGTTGTCCCGCGCCCGGTTCCAGGCATCGCCGTCGATGTGGTCGACCTCTTCGGCCGCAACCGCCTCCCCGCGGTCGGAGCAGAACCGGCACAGCGGCTCTTCGTCGAGCACCTGCCGCCGCAGCCGATGCCAGCGCCGGTCGTAGCCCCGGGCCGCGCGGTGCGGCCGAGCCGCATCCTGCCGCTGCTGCCGCTCGCGCCGATGCGCCTCGCACAGGCGGCCGTCGGTAAGCGCCCCGCAGCCCGGATGCGCACAGGCTTTCGGCGGGGACCACGGCATCGTCGGCACCCCACAACGCAAAGCGCCCGGCAGGTCTCCCCGCCGGGCGCGCGTCTCGCGAACTTGATGGACCCTGCCAAAACTATGAGACGCGGTCAAGCCCCATCATGCGGTGCTTCAGGTTCCGCGCCTGCCGCCCCGACAGCCCGTACCGCTGCGCCAGCTCGGCCGGCGCCAGCCCCGCCGCCGCGTCGGCCGCGAACGCCGCCCGCGCCTCCGCGCAGAGCACGCCGTTCGCCCGCTCCGCCCGCGCCCGGACCGCCGCACCCTCGGCCCACGGCTCCGCCGCCACCGCCGGCGGCAGCACCGCCATGCGCATCCGCCCCTGGGCGCGGAAGGCGGCGCACCGCTCGGCCAGCTCGACCAGCCCCGCCCGCCAGGCCGACCACTCCGCCCGCGCCGCCCGGCCCCGCGCCTCGCCGTCCGACAGCGGGCACCAGCTGGCCTCGACCGCCGACAGCTCTGCCCCCTCGGCCTCGCCCGCGTGCAGCCCCAGCCCGCAGCCGCGCCGCCGGCGCCTCACCCGCACCGCCGCCACCCGGCCGTGCCGCTCCAGCTCGGCCAGCCGCCCGTCGCCCCACTGGCCGAACACCACCAGCGGCTCGCTTGCCAGCAGCCCCCGCGCCGCCGGCACCAGGACCGGCCGCAGCCCCGCCCCACCGCCGGTCCAGTCCGGCCGCCCGCCGGTCAGCGCGTGCCGCAGCAGCAGCGCCCCCGCCCGGCAGGCCCGGAGCGCCGCGGCGATCCACACCGCATCGGGATGGAAGCGGGCATCGGGCCCCAGCAGCTCGCCCGCCAGCTGCCCCTCGGCCGCCCCGGCCAGGTGCGCCGCCAGCAGCTGCGGCCAGATGCGCCGCCCGCGCACGTCCACCCGCTGGCGCAGCACCGCCCATTCCAGCGCCGCCTCGGCCTCCAGCTCCGCCCGCCAGCCCCCGCGGTCGCGCCGCACTACAGCCCGGTGCCCGGCTGTAGCAGCGGCTGTAGCAGCGTAACCCACTGACATCCCTACACCTTCTCTATCTCTGCTACAGCGCTACAGTTGCTACACCTCGCGCACGTGCGCGCGCGTACGTGAAAGGTGCTGTAGCAGCTGTAGCGCTGTAGCAAAGTCCGGCTTTCCCCAGTCTCGCCAACGGCTTGGCCCGCTACAGCGGGCGCTACAGCCGTTCTCTCCGCTGTAGCAGGTTCATGGCGCGTTCATCCGCCGTTCACCCCAGATCGTCCGTTCGCGTCGCCCGCCACTCCGGCCAGAAGGCCTCCGGCACCGCCGTCGCGCGGATCGCCACCCCGGCGAAGCGCGGCGCCGCCGCCTCCACCCGGCTCCACGGATAGGCGCCGGGCAGCTGCAGCAGCGCCGTCGTCCAGCGCCCGCCCGCCCAGTTGCTGCCGGCGAACACCCGCTCCAGCCCCTGGTGCTTCGTCGCCACCAGCACGGCGTGGAGCGTCCGCCCGTCCGGCCAGCGCCGCTCGACCACCTTGAGGCCCATCTGTTCCAGCGCCCGCCGGGCATGCGCCCCGTCGTCCGCCCACAGCCCTTCGGTCAGCTCGCTCGCCACCGACCGCCGCTCGCCCGAGCGCCACAGGTCCGACGCCGAGGTCATCAGGTGCACCCAGCAGCGCTGGCCTTCGCCGTCCTCCGCCCGGTCGGCGGTCGCCTCGCCCAGCACCCAGCGGAAGCGCTCGACCTGCTGCGCCGCCCGCTCGCCCGACGGCTCGCCTTCCTCGGTCAGCACCTCCAGGCCCGCCAGCAGCGCCGCCAGCAGGTCGGCCGCCCGGGCGTCCGCGCCCTGCGCCGCCGCCGCGGCGCGGAACGCCTCCACCGCCGCCTGGTAGGCGGGCCAGCCATGCAGCATCCGCGCCCTCAGTGCCGGCGAGGCCGCTGCCGCCTCGGTCATCGCCCGGTCGACCGCGCGCCGGGCCGCCTCCGCCGCGTCGCCGCCGGCCTGCGGCAGCGGGTCGAGCCTGAGCTGCAGGAAGCGGCTCTTGTCCTGCGGCTCCAGCGCCGGCGGCAGGATCGCCGAGAGATAGGCGGCACCGGAGACGTGGCTGGTCAGCACCCGCCCGCCGGGCGTCGCCCGCAGCGCCTTCGCCCCGGCCTTGCCGCTCGCCAGGCGGATCAGGCGCACCAGGTCGTCGACCCGGCCGGAGGGCTCGTGCTCCTGTTCGTCGAGGGCGATGGCGCGGGCCTCGCCGGAAAGCTGGTAGCGCAGGCCGGCCTCGGTGACGGATTGCGCCTCGGCCGCGGCCTGTCCGCCCAGCGCCGCCCGCGCCAGCTCGTAGAGCCCGCTCTTGCCGGTGCCGTAGCTGCCGGTCACCAGCAGGTGGACGCGCCAGGCCGGCGCCGCGCCGAGCAGCGCTTGGCCCAGCCAGCCCACCCACAGCTCGCCGGCCGGCCCGCCCGCCTCGAAGTTCCACAGCGCCGTCGCCGCCAGCAGCGCCCGGCCCGGCCCGGTGCCGGGGTCGGCCTTCGCCGGCCGGGGGGTGCGGGGGGCGGCGGCGTAGAGCGCGTCGGCCCGCCGGAGCCCGGCCCGCTGCCACACCCCGTCGAGCCACACCGCGTCGCCGCAGTGGCAGGCGATGCCGCCCTTGCCGGCCGGCCAGACGCCGGGCCCGCGCACCTGCAGCGTCGCGTCCCACAGCCCCTCGGCGACGCACGCCCGCATCAGCGCCGCGGCCGCCCGGTCGGCCTCGAAGCCGCCCGAGGGCCGGCCGCCGCGCGCCAGTTCCGGCCACAGCGCCGCCAGCATCCCGGCGGCGCCGTCGAACAGGCTCAGCAGGCCGGCCCGCGTCGCCAGCGCCCGGGCCTCCAGCTGACGCAATTCGCCCGACGGCGACAGCACCAGGTACACCCCCTGCCGGTGCCCCAGCGGCCGGACCGGGCAGTCCGCCGGCCAGTCCTCGCCCGGCCCCTCGCCGGCGCCTCCGCCATCGGGGGGCGGTGCACCGCCACCGCCGGCGCCCGGCGGCGCCATCGTCTCCGCCCGGATGTCCGGCCCGCGCCGGCGGCCCCGCCGGCCGACCGGCGCCCAGCGGTCGTCGTCGCTTCCTCCGCTCACGCCTCCCCCAACCGCGCCCTCAGGCCGCGCCCGCGACCGCTTCGGCCGGCGCCTCCACCGGCGGCGGCGGAGGCGGCAGCGCCGCCTTCCGCTCCGCCGCCAGCCGCGCCTCCAGCCACTCCGCCACCCGCCGGTCGGCGCAGCGCACCCGCGCCGCCCCGGCGAGCGCCGCCGTCCAATCCAGCGCCGCCGGCGGCGCCAGCGGACACAGGCCGTGCCGGCCGACCGGCCGCGCCGACGGCAGGAACAGCCCGGCCGGCGTCGCCAGGCGCACGAGGCCGCGCTGCAGCTCCGCCGCCACCGCCCCCGCGCAGGCCTCCGCCGTCCGCCGCAGCCAGTCCCGCCCCTCGCTCGCCCGCCAGCCGTCCAGCCAGGCGAGCGGGTCGGCGTAGACGCGCGCGATGCCGTCTGGCCACACCGCCGGGTCCGCCCCGCCCTCGCCCGCCGGCCCCAGCCAGTCGACCGCCTCCGCCAGGCGCCAGCAGCGCTCCGGCCGGGCGACGTCGAGCGCCAGCAGGTCGACCACGCGGGCGAGCCAAAGCGTGCCGCCGTCCGCCGCCGGCCAGCCCTGCCAGGCGACCAGCGGCAGCGTCAGCGCCGCCAGCGCGCCGGCCTCCCGGTCCTCGACCTCTTCCCAACCGCCGCCGGCACCGTCCGGGTCGAGCGGCCGGATGCGCGCCAGGCCCACGCCGAACGCCGCCTGCGCCGCCCCCAGCCGCCGCCGGACCCGTTCGCCGCCGCGCCGCCAGCAGGCCCGCGCCTGCCGGTAGAGCGGCGAGCCCAGTTCCCGCTCCAGCGCCGCCAGCGCCGCAGCGCCGTGCGCCGGCGCGTCCTCCGGCTCGCCGCCCGCCGCACCGACCGCCTCGGGCAGCCACCACCCGGCCATCAGCCGGCCGCCGACCCTTGACGATGCTGCACAAGCGCGGCATTTCTCGCCCTCTCGGCTATTGCGTCCGGGCCGACAGGCGTCGGGGCTACCGTTTCTGTCAAATCCATACCTGCGCGGAGACTCCCATGAAGCTGGCCGTCGTCTGCTTCGACAACCCGACCGCCTACGCGACCGATCGGCGGAAAAGCAGCGTCGCTTTGGCGCTGAAGACGCTCGGCGCAGTGTCCTGCCGCGAAGTGGCCAATCCGGCGACGACGGTCTTTGCGCGTTTTTCGGGATCGACAGCCCCGCGCACGCTGCGGCGCTCCATCGAGAGCGCGCTCGACCCCAGGAGCGGCGCCGCTGTGCTGTGCTTCGGCAACGAAGTCTGGCGCTTCGTCGCCGGCCGCAGCAGCCAGTGGAAGCGCGTCCGCCAATAGCCGCCGCTTCCGGCGAACGCCGTTCGCCGCCGTCATCGCGGCCTCTTGGGCGGCGGCGCGACCTGCATGCCGGGCCGGTCGAAGCGGGCGTGTGCCGGCCAGGCCCCGGCCGGGGCGCGGCGCACGCTCGTGTCCGGCGCCGGGTCTAGCGGTTCGTCGACGGCGGCTGGAGCGGCCGCTCCGCCCGCTCCAGCCGGGCTTCCAGCCCCCGCTTCGCCGCCTCCAGCTCGGCCACCCGCTCCAGGGTCAGCGCCATCTCTAGCACCAGCGCCGCCGGGGCGCCGGCCAGCGCCGCGCTCGCCGCCTCGCACTGCGCCGCCGCCGTCTCCAGGTCCGCGGCCGTCTCCGTCAGGTGCGCCGCCTCGGCACGGTAGCGGGTCGCCAGCTTCCGCTGCCGCTCGGCCTCCATGCGGAGCGAATGCCCCGCCATGTTCCGCGCCTCGGCCACCTCCGCCGCCTCCGCCATCGCCGTCCTCCCGCGCCGTCGCCGGCACCGCCTGCCAGGCGGCGCGCACCGCTGCCTTCCATGCCTTCCAGGGATAGTCGCCGACCCGCTTCAGCGCCGCCGCCAGCCCGGCGATCGCCGGCAGGTCGAGCCGCGCCACCGCGGCGGCGAGACGCCCGGCATCGCCGTCGTAGCCGGTGCCGGCCCGGCCGCCGGCGACGAACGCCGCCAACTGGCGCAGCAGCAGCGGGTAGACCGGCGGCTCGGCCGGGCGCGCCTGCCGCAGCGCCGTCAGCGCCGTCGTCAGCGCCGCCTCGCCCGAGCGCGCCAGCACCCGGCGCAGCATGGCGACGCAGCCCAGCTGCCCGGCCGCAGCACCGTTGCCCGCCCGCCAGCCGGCGGCCGCGAGCGCCCGCGCCAGCGCCGCGGCCGTCGGCTCGCCCGCCGCCAGCTCGGCCCGCCAGCGCACGTAGGCGGTGACGCCGGCGCGGTCGCGGTTCGCGGCGAGGAAGGCGCCCGCCTCCCCCGCCACCCCGTCCAGCGTCACCACCGCCGCCGGCACCCGCGCCAGGCCGAGGCGCACGGCGGCGGCGAGGCGGTGCTGGCCGTCGAGGCAGGCGTAGCGCGGTCCGTCCGGCCCGGCCCCCTCCGCTCCGTCGCGCCGCGCCAGGGTCAGCGCCCCGAACAGCGGCCAGCGGAAGCCCCGCACGATGGCGCGGATGCGCCGCCGCCCGGCGTCGCCGACCGGCCGCTGGTAGCGAGCGTCGACCTCGATCGCCGCGACCGGCACCCACGCCAGTTCCGGCTCGGGGCCCGGGTCGCGGTGTCGGCCGGTCTCCGCCGCGCCGCTCACGGCCCGCCCTCCGCCGCGCCGCGGGCGAACAGCACCTGTTCCCAGCTCCAGCCGCGGTCGCGCCGCCGCCACTCCCATACTTCGCCGGTCGGGCGCCGCTCCAGGTAGACCCGCCCCGGGCCGCCGTAGCGCTCGCCTGCCTCGGCCGCCTGTTCGCGCGCGCTCGCCAGCAGCAGGATGCGCCCCCCCGGCGCCAGCCCCACCGTGGCGCACCAGTCGAGCGGCGGGATGACGGCGTCGCCCGCCGGCGCCGCCTCACGCAGGCGGGCGACCGCGGCCACTACACCGCACCCCGGCTGGCTGCGGCCACGTCGGCCCGCAGGCCGGCGAGCTGCGCGTGCCGGCGCAGGAACTCGGTCTCCGCGAGGCCGCAGTCCCAGCCGAAGCCCTCGTCGCCCAGCGGCTCGGCCAGCTGCCAGCCCGAGACGTCGTCGAACAGCGCCGCCGCCTCGTCGGCCAGCAGCCGCCCGTCCACCTCGCCCACCAGCTCCGGCAGGTAGAGCGGCAGGCCGAGGCGGAAGGCGATGGCGTTCTGCCAGGCCCGCTCCAGGTCGGCGTAGCTGCGCTGGCAGCCCCGCCGCGCCTCCAGCCACAGCGCGCGCTTCACCGGCCGCACCTGGTCGCCGAGGAACGCCTCGGCGCCGTCGTGCCACAGCCCCCACAGCTGCGCCGTCAGGTCGCCGCCGAGGCGGTGCACCCAGCGGCTGACCCGGACCGAGTGCTCCGCGACCGAGTAGAACGTCCGGCAGTGCCCGCCGAACCGGCAGGTCAGCGCCAGCGCGTGCGCCACCGCTGCCACATCCACCTGGTCGACGTCCGGCGCCAGCGGCCAGGCCCGCCCGCCGCCGTACGTCCCGATCCACCGCTCGTCCCGCATGCCCCGCCCCCTCGATCCCGTTCTCAGTGCCGCCGGCAGAAGCCGTCGAACGCCTCGGCCAGCCAGCCGAACGGCCCGCCGAAGCGCACCGGCCGTGCGGCCGCCGCCGCGGGCGGCTCGGGCGCCAGACTGTCCGGGGGCGGCACCGGCAGCCCCTCCTCGACATGCAGGCCGCACCAGCGCCGCCAGTCGCCCTCGCTCCAGGTCTCCGGCCCCAGCGCCGCGTCGTGCCAGACCCGGTAGCGCCCGCAGGCAAGCCGCTCGACCCGCTTGACGTTCACCGCCGGCCCCTCCCGTAGACAACCGCAACGCGAATCGGAACACTCGTGTGTTGGGCCGCCACCGGCTCCCCTGTGTCGCCGGCTGCGGGCGCCGTCGCAGCCGGGTTCCCGTGCGTCGCGGACGGCAGCGTGCCGTCCGGAGCGGCGGGCTCACCCCCGCCTGACACGGGAGGACAGCGCCATGGGTAGCTCCATGACGCCGCCCAGGATCGTGCCGGTGCGCGCCTACGTGCGCGTGCGGCGCCGCCGCCTGGAGCACGTGCGTGCTCACTGGCGGTCGCTGCCGCGGCAGTTGACCCTGGACCTCTGAGGCGGGGCCTCACGAACCCCGCCGCCGGTGGCGGCCCAACCTCGCGGACCGCGATCACGGGGCACTCTCCCCGCCGCCGTGCAGCCTGATCCACTCCTGCGCCTCGCGCGCTACGGCGAGGTACCCGGCGGAAGGGCGCTTGTCGGCCTCCTGGCCGGGGCGATAGGCCGACCAGATGCGGTCCCGGAGGTCCTTCGGCAGGCGGTACCAATGCTCGCGGCAACCCCACATCGCCGGCGGCACGCGCCGTCCGCACCCCGGCCAGTGGCACTCGTGACGCCCGTCGACCGGCGCCCGCAGCACGTGCGCGACCTTGCTTCGCCGCTCCACCCTCAGCCCTCCCCCTCGGCCGCCTCGGCCAGGCGGCCGCGCAGCGCGGTCAGCACGCGCAGCACGTCGTCGGTTTCCTTGAGAGCGCCCCTCGCCTCGGCGGCGTCGAGGCGGCCGTCCGCCAGCCCGGCCACCAGCGCCGCCATGGCCTCGCCGAACGCCGCCATCGCCTCGGCCGAGAGCGCGTGCCAGCCCTCCGCGTCGGCGGGCGGCGGGCGCAGCAGCAGGCAGCCGGCGAGCCCGGCCAGGTGCTCGGCCAGCGCCGTCGAGCCGCCCACGGTCAGCGCGCAGGCCTGCCGCCACGGCAGCTCGGCCGCCGCCTCGGGATCGGAGTAGGCGTGCGCCTGGCTGACCGAGAGGCCGAGCAGCGTGGCCACCCGCGCCAGGTCGCCGACCTCGGCGTAGGCCTCCGCCACCGCCGCCTTCGGCGTGCCGTGCCGGCGCGGCTTCATCGGCCGGAATCGGACCGGCGCGTTCCGCTGGCGCAGCGCCGCTGTCGCCGCCACCTTGGGCGGGTGCCTCGGATCGCCGCTCATGCCTGCGCCCTCGCCGCGCTCTCTCCCGTCCCATCGACGGAGCCCAGCAGAGGCTCGGCCGCGGTGTGGCGGAAGAAGTCCTCAGGCTGCAGCGGGATGCCCGCCTCCCGGGCGCGGACCAGTACCTCGGGCTGGCGCCGCGCCGGGATGAAGCCGCGCGCCTTCCACCCCTGGACCGTGCTCGGGAAGGCGTGGCCGAGCAGGCGCGATGTTTCCGCCACGCCGCCGCAGCGGTCGATGACGTGAGAGGCCGGTGATTCCGAACGCATCATGCGTCGACGTTGAACATATTTTGTGTCCATCGTCAACGTGGAACACGTCAGCTAGTGCATGGCACCAGTGTCGGATGGTCGGACACCCGCCGAAATCCGTTGCGAACGAACTGGTGCGCCTGCGCAAGCGGGCGGGGCTATCCCGGGAGGCTCTCGCACGGGAGGCCGGCTACAGCCACGGCTCGAGCCTCCAGCGCTACGAGTCGGAGGCCGAGTTCAAGGAACCGTGGTTGCCCCGGAAAGTGGCCGAGCGGCTCGCTTCTGCTCTGGTCGGGCGGGGCGACCCCCCGATCCGTAGGGCGGAGGTCATAGCCCTATGCGGCGATACCAGCCCGGAAACGGCCCTTGCGGTGCCGGGCGTCGGGGCTTTGCTGGACATCGGCGAGACGACCTACGTCTCGATCCCACGCTACGATGCCCGACTTTCCGCGGGCCCCGGCGCGCTTGTCGACCCCCAGGCGGAGCCGCTCGGCCGGAACCTGTTTGAGCAACAGTGGCTTGCCGCCCTGACCCGTGCCGCGCCGGAGCATCTGGCCGTGCTGCGCGTCGACGGCGACAGCATGCAGGACACCTTGAGCGACGGCGATTGGGTGCTGGTCGACCGCAGTCAGACGCGCATCGCCCGCGAGGGCATCTACGCCCTACAGGTTGGTGACGTGACCTGGGTGAAGCGGCTCACCTTGAACCTGCGCGACCAGACCATCCGCATCATCAGCGATAACCCGCGGTACCCGGTCCAGGAATTGACTGAGGAAGAGCTGCAACCCCTCGGGCGCGTTGTCAGCGTCGTGGCGCGGCGGCTGTAGATGGCCCGGCTAGCTGCAGCGGGCCCCGCCTGTCCATTCGTCGGTACGGCTATCGCGACCCCGAGGACGATCAGCAGGGCCGCAGTCGCCCCCCTTCATTTTGGGTTAGGTCTGGTACTGGCTTCCGCCTTGGCGATCTGACGCAGCTTCGCCTTGAAGGCTTCCTCGTCCACGCCGCACTCCAGCTTGCGGGCAAGTTCCTTGAACTTGTCAACCAGAGGTGTCTCGTTCAATGGTCTAGGTTCCTGTCGGCCGAGTTTGGGGGATCATACGCTCGGCACTCATGAGGAGGCCATGGCAGATGCGGATACTCGCAGACCCGGTTCCGATCGGGCGTATCTTTCTCGATCTCACAAACCCGCGTCACGTTCCCTTCGAGACTGAGGACGAGTGTATCGCCTACCTTTGCCAACATGAGGACGTGTGGCCGCTTGCGCGCGACATCGCAGCCATCGGCCTCAACCCCCTTGAGCGCGTCGCGCTGATTCCAATCAAAGGTCAGAAGAACGCGTACACGATGGCGGAGGGCAACCGGCGCCTTTGCGCGCTCAAGCTGTTGGCCGACCCTGACCGGGCCCCCGCGCGTCATCGGAAGTGGTTAGAGACGCTTGCCGCCCACCGCCCACCGCCAAAGGCGTTTGCCGGCGTTGTTTTCGATAGCGAAGACGAAGTTCGCCCCTGGCTGGAGCGGATGCACAACGGCGCGTACGACGGCCGAGGGCGGAGAGCTTGGAACGCGGAACAGTCACAGCGGTACAGCGGGAGCAACAAAAACAAGGTTGCCCAGGGCTTCCTCGACTACGCCGTGAAAGAGGGACTTATCTCGGAAGAGGATCGAAAAGGAAAACTTACGACCGTTCAACGTTTCATCGGTATTGACGTTTTCCGCGAGGCGTTGGGTCTAGATCAGACAAACCCAGAAGACTTGGCGAGGACGCGCCCGAAGGCCGAATTCGACACAATTGCCCGTCGCTTCATTCGGGATTTGATCGATGGTTCTTCGGTCAACTCGCGGATGAACAAGGCCAAGATCATCGAATACGCCCGCCCCCTCAATTCGCTACCCGGGGTTACGGCATCACGGACGGAACCCGAGTCGCTCGGTTCGGCTGCCGAAGGCGCCAGCGCCGCCAAGGCGCGGCAAGTCCGGAAGCCCCGTAAGCCGGAGAAGGTGCGCCATCTCCAGTACGCCGAGGAGATAGCCTCGGCGCTCAACAGCTACGGGAACCACAAGCTGCAAAGCTTGTATCACTCCATCTGCACCGTCGAGTTGGAAGCCCACACCCCACTGGTCTGCATCGGCGCCTGGGCGTTCATGGAGACGTTGACGGCCTGCGCGGGCCGCAACGACGGTACGAGCTTCAACGACTTCCTCAGCAGCAATCGTCTTGCGACTTATGGCCTCAGTGGCAGCAAGATCGCCATCCGCGGCGCCCTCTCTCGCATGCAGGAATACGGCAATACGACCAAGCACCACGCGCTCGCAGCGACCTTCAACGGCGACCAGCTGAACAACGATCTGGCGGTTCTCGAGCCGGTGATCCTGAAGTGCATAGAGGGCGCCGCGAACAGTAGGTGAGAAAGTTCTGGCCGAGCGAATTGGGAGCCGCTAGAACCCTTTGAAATGTCGAGGGAACAAAGGGTTATGGCATGGCGCGAGGAGCCTCACCGCTACGATATCCAGGCGGCAAGACGTCGATGCTCGAACAAGTCGCCGCGACCCTTCGGCTGAACGGCCTGGAGCGTGGCCATTACGCCGAACCCTACGCGGGCGGTTGCGGCCTCGCGCTCTCCCTCCTCTATGGAGGGTTCGTCGCCGACATCCACGTCAACGATATCGATCCGGCCGTCTGGTCGTTTTGGCATTCCGTGCTGAACGACACTGATGCGCTGGTCGAACTCATCGAGAAGTCGCCGGTGACCGTTGAGGAGTGGCGGCGCCAGCGCGCCATTCATCAGGCGATGGATCTGGCCGATCCGCTAGCCCTCGGCTTTTCGGCCTTCTTCCTCAACAGGACCAATCGGTCCGGAGTGATCGGAAGCGGCGGCGTGATCGGCGGACTGAACCAGGCGGGGAAATATCTGATCGACTGCCGCTTCCATCGCGAAGACCTCGCGCGGCGCGTCAGGCGCGTTTCACGGTATGGCCGACACATTCACCTGACGCGCTTAGACGCACTGGACTTCCTTGGGAGCTGTGAAACGACCCTACCGACCAACACGCTCCTGTTTATAGACCCGCCTTACTTCCAGAAGGGGCCGGAACTCTACACGAACTTCTACAAGTCCGGTGATCACGCCAAGCTGGCCGCAAAGGTGCTGACGGTGGGGATGCCGTGGGTTGTCACCTACGATGACGTGCCGGAAATCCGCGCGCTCTACCGGGATCGCCGCCAGTACAGCTTCTGCGTCAACTACTCCCTGAACGAGAAGCGGCTGGGCGCAGAATTGCTCGTGGTGTCGAAGGGCCTGCGCGTGCCGAAAGCAGCTCGCGCCGGACAAGTGAACCGCCCCCAATACCGGAGCCCAGCGCTACCGCTTGGTCTTCCAGCGTGACCGGCGCCGCTTCCCCTTACGCTTTGGCGCCTTCGGCTCCGAGTTTAGGCCTGCGGCAAGTCAGGCGAATGCCGACGGCACACCGCCCGCAGCTTCCGCCCTGCATGCGCCGGGAGCCTCACCCGCCGCGTCGTCTCCAGTTTTCGGGACGAATCATCCCTCCCGCCCACGCGCCGGCCTTCCGCCGCCGCGCCTCGGCCTCAAGCGCCGCGTAGTCGGGCCGGTACCGCGGCAGGTCGACCGCCCAGCCGTCGCGCACCAGCTGCGCCGCCACGTCCCCGCCCTCGGCGTCCCGGCAGATCGCCACCAGCCGCCCGTAGCTCCGCCCCACGCCATCGCAGTGGACCGGCCCGCGCGCCAGGATTTGTGCCAGCGCCTGCCTCGCCCGCTCGCCGCAGGGCCAGCGCCCGCCGTCCGCCCAGGCGCACGTCTGCCGTCCCTCGAAGGCATCCGCCCCGGCCAGCCGGATCACCACCCCTCGGCAGCGCCCCCGCGTCCTCTCGCCGACGCACAGCGAGTCGCCGTCGATCGCCACGGCCTCGCCGCTCACGCGCTCGCCGGCCGCGGCGGGCGGCCCCAGCAGTATTAGCAGAAGCAAGGCGAACGCCGTTCGTCGGGGCATGCTTGAGCCTATCGCCAGACCGTCGTCCGTCAACCAACATATTTTGTGTTGATCGCGAACGTTTTTTGTGTCGGAACTATTGCCGCGGCGCCCGATCCTCTCTCCGGCGCCGCCGGAAGCGGCGCCACCCCGGACGCCGCAGCTTCCCGGGGCGGGCGCCCCCACGATCAGCCTGCCCCGGGACTTCTTTGGAGGCGGTCATGCGCTACTACGTCCCGTCGCCCACCACCGGCCGGCCGATCTTCGGGCGCGGTCTTCCGCCGCCGCTCGGCCGCCCGGTCCTCGATCCTACGCCGCGCCGCCGGCGCGTCCGCGTGACGCTGCCGGCGCAGACGGACGGCGGGCGCGTCCACCTGATGGCGCGTGCCCTGCTGGCCGCCGCCGAGCGGCGCGGCACCGCAGGGGCCGAGGATCTTGCCGCGGCCGGCTTCGATGCCGCCACCGTCGCCCGCCTCGGCGCCCGTGCGGTTGCCCGCGCCCGCGCCCAGCGCCCCGACCTGCTGGAGGGCTGCTGATGCAGCCCGCCGCCGCGCCCCAACCCGTCCTTCGCCCCGTCCCCGCGGCCGCGCCGCCGCGGCTGCGCCAGCCGGGGCCGCCGCCCGGCGCCGCGGCCCGCCCCGCCCCGGCGCCCGGCCGCCCGCTGGCGCCGTTCCTCGACGCCCTCCTGCCGTCGCGCTTCGGCCGCGCCGAGGCGGCCAGCCGCGCCTCGGCCGAGGCGGTGGCGCGGGCGGCGGTCGACCCGCTCGACCTGCGCCCGTGGCGGCCGGCGGACCTCGGCTGGATGTTGGGCTGGGCCGTCGACCGCCGCCTGCCCGCCGGCCTGATCGGCCGCTGCGGCAGTCTCTCCGCCCTGCCGCTCGGCCCCGACGGCGCCGAGGAGCGGCTCTACCTCTCCCCCGCCTTCGTCCGCTACCTCGGCGCCGCCGGCCTCGGCCGCGGCCTCGGCCCGCACCTGCGCGACTGCGGCCACCCCTCCACGCTCTATGCCCTGCTGCCCCGCCCCCAGGCGAGCCGCCTCGCCGCCCGGCTGGAGGGCATGGAGGTGCGTCATGGCTGAGCCCTCGATCGCCCGCGCGGCGGTGCTGGCCCGCCAGGCGACGGAGGCGGTCTGCGAGGGCGAGGCGCTCACCGACCCGGCCGACCGCCTGACCGTTGCCGTCTTCGCCGCCGCGGCCATCCTCGCCGACGGCACCCGGGCCGGCCGTCTCGACAGCCTGGTCGCCACCGCCGGCCAGACCCTCGGAGAGGCGGCGCGCCTGTACGCGGCCGCGGCGGCGGCAGGCTCGCCGGCACCCATCGAGGACGGCGTCGACGCCGGCACCGAGGACGCGCGGGAAGCGCGCCTGGCCGGCGCCCTCACCGCCGTCTTCTTCGGGCTGTTGCGCGTGCACGGCTTCCCCGATCCGGCCGACGCGGTGCTCATCGCCACCCGCTTCGCCGCCCGCATCGCCGTCTGCTGCGCCCTCCCTGACCGGCTCGACGCCCTGCTGGGCAAGCTGCCGGCGATCCTCGACGAGCATGCCCGCGACCTCGCCGCGGCGAACGCCGCCGTCACCCGCCACTGACAGGAGCCCGCCATGACCGTGCTGTGCTTCCCCACCGGCAGCCGCCTCGACCCGCCGGCGCCGGCCCCGCTCGCCGTCGGCGACCGCGTCCGCGTGCTCGCCGCCCCCGCCGGCCGCGAGGCGGTCGGCTACGTGCAGATGCTGGAGACCGCCGCCGGCCGGCCGCAGCGCTGCCTCGTCGTCGCCGGCGGCATCGCCCGCTGGCACTGGCGCGGCGAGCTCGCCTGCGAGCCCGCGGAGACCCGCCCGTGAGCGCCGCCCGCAAGCCCGACCTCGACGCCGACGCGCAGCTGCGCCGCCAGCTGGAGGCCGCCATGGCCGAGCGCTCAGCCTCGCTCAACGCCGTCGCCCGCGAGGCCGGCGTGGACATCGGCAACCTCGGCCGGGCCATGCGGGGCAAGCGCGGCTACGGCGCGATGACCGGGGCGCTGCAGGCGTGGCTGGCCGAGGGCAAGGCCGGCGAACGCCGTTCGCCGGCCGGCGGGGCCGTCGTGCTGGCCGCCATGCTGGAGGCCGCCGCGCCGGCGGAAGGCGCCGTACTGCTGCCGTGGGAGAAGATCGCGACCGGCGACAACCCGCGCACCCGCTTCGACGCGGGGGCGATCGAGCGCCTGGCCGACTCGATCGACGCGCATGGCCTGCTGGAGCCGCTGGTGGTCAACGCTGCCGGTGCCGACGGCCGGCACCCGCTGATCGCCGGCGAGCAGCGCTTGCGCGCCATCGGCCGGCTGCGCGAGGAGGGCCGCTGGGCGGAGGACCGGCCGATCCCGGCGACGCTGCGGCCGATGGCTGAGCAGGCGGCCTTCGTCGCCGCGCTGGCCGAGAACCTGGCGCGTCAGGACCTGCACCCGCTCGACGAGGCGGACGCCTACCGCCGCCTGCTGGCGGCCGGCCTGACCACCGGCGAGCTCGCCGCCCAGGTCGGCCGCACCGTGCGCCACGTGCAGTCGCGCGCCCGCCTGGCGCAGCGCCTGTCGCCGACCGACCGGGCCTCGCTGCAGCTGGGGGCGATCACGCTCGCCCAGGCCGAGGCGCTGGCCGAGATCGACGACGAGGGCGTGCGGGCCGAGCTCCGCGGCCGCTGCGAGGCCGGCCTGATCCGCACGGAAGCGGAGCTGCGCCAGGCCCGCGCCGACATGGAGGCTCCGCTCCGCGCCGCCGCGCCGGCGCCGGCCGAGGCCGAGGATGCTGCCGGCGACGAGGCGCCCCTGCCGCTCGACCCCGGCCCGCCGCGGCCCAACCAGCACGGCGTCTACGACACCCGCCACCCGGCGGTCGAGCGCATCGTCCTGGCAACGCATGCCAAGGCCGAGGCGGTCGGCTACCTGCTGCAGATCGAGCTGCCGGTGGGTGGGCCGGCCTGGATCGCCGCGCACAGCTTCGAGTGCCGCACCGGGACATGGAATTCGACCAGCAGCCCCATGACCGCGGCCGAGACGTGGCCGGCCCGCCTGTCGGCACTGGCAGCGCTGTGCGAGAGCGCCGCGAAGTGGGCCGTGATGCAGGCGACCCGCAGCGACAGCGGTAGGGAACAGGTCACAGCTGGCCGCTCGCTGTTCGGCCAGCTGGAACAGCGTATCTCCGCCGCGCTGCGCGGCGAGCTCGCGCGCCAGATCCGCGCCGCCGGCGTCATCTCGCCGGCCGGCGGCATGGCGACGCCGCCCGCACCGGACCCCGCGGCGGTCGCCGCCCGGGAACGCCGCGATGCCATGAGTGAGGCGCGGCAGGCCTTCCGCGGCCGCCTCGCCGAGGCGCTGCAGCGGGCGACGCCCGCCCTGCTGCTGCGCGTGCTGGTGCACGACGCGGTGTGCAGCGCTCATCGGACGATCCTCGGCCTCGACCTCGGCAACGCCGGCTTCTACGAGGATGGCGAGCAGGCGATCTGCGATGCGCTCGCCGCCGCCGGCACGCCGCTCGGCGAGGACGATGAGATCTACGAAGTCGCCTCGGCCGACTGGTGGCGGGCGCTCGGCGGGCTGGGCGAGGAGCGGCTGGTCGAGCTGGCGGTCCGCTTGCTGACGCTCGGCCCGCACAGCGGCGCCGTCGCCGGCCCCGCCCTGGAGGAGCTCGCGCTTGCCCTCGGCCTCGCCGTGCCGCCGGGGCTGGCGGAGGACGCGCCGTGAGGGCCGGCATCGCCTGGGCGGCGCTCGGCTGGCTGGGCCTGTGCGCGGCGGCCGCGCTCTACCTCGGCGACTGGCAGACCGCCGTCTGGATCGTCATCGTCGCCGGCCTGTGGGGCGAGAACCTGTGGCTGCGCCAGCGCCTGCGGAGGCCCCGGTGAGCGCGGACAACGGCCCCGCCGTCATCGTCCACCTGACGCTCTACGACGCCGGTGGCCTGCGCGTGCTGCTGGAGCGGGAGATCGGCACGGTCGAGGCGTACCGCCGCCGCGCCGGCGCCGACCTCGCCAGCACGGCGACCTACCTCAACCAGCTGCGGGCCTGCCTGGCTGCCGCCGAGGCCGGCATCGCCGGCGCGATAAAGGGCGGGCGCTGACCTCTATGCCGCGCAAGCTGACGCCTGCCGAGTTGCCTGACTGGCCGCGCCTGCTGACCCGCGATCTGGCGATCGCCTACTGCGGCGGACGGCGAACCGTGTTCGAGGCACTCGTCGCGGCCGGCCGGCTGCCCCCGGCGCTGACGCGCGGCCTGTGGGACCGGCAGGCGATCGATAGGGCGCTGGACTCGGCCTCCGGCCTGGCCGACCCTCCACCCCCGAAGGGAAGCTGGCTGGAGCACTTCGGCGGTGGTGACGGTGCGGGTCCCGGGCGTTAACAAGGTCACCGTCCGCAAGGGCGGACGCCGCTACGTCTACTACTATCACCGCGCCACCGGCACACCGATCCGCGACCCCGCGGGCCGCCGGCTGACGCCGCAGGACGCCGGCTTCGCAGGCGCGGTCGAAGCGATCGAGGCGGCGATGCCCAGGCCGGTGCCAAGCGGGGCCGGAACGCTGGGGGCGCTGATCGCCGCCTACCGTGCCTCGCCCGAGTTCGCCGCCCTTGCCGACCGCACCCGCGCCGACTACGGCCGCGTGCTCGACTGGCTGGACGGCGGCGGCGGCATGCCGCTCGCCGACCTCGACGGCGCCTTCATCCTGGCGCTGCGCGACCGCGCCTACGCGCAGCACCGGCGCCGGTTCGCCAACTACGTGGTGCAGATGCTGTCGATCCTGTGCGGTTGGGGACACCTGCGCACGGAGTTCCGCGCCTGGCTGCGGGTCAACCCGGCCGCCGGCGTGCCGCTGATCGCCCGGCCGAAGCGCCAGGGCGAGGCGAACCGCCCTTGGGACGATGCGGAAGCGGAGGCGATGCTGGCGGCGGCGACCGGCGGGCTGCGGCGCGCCATCGCCCTCGGGCGCTACACCGGCCTGCGCATCGGCGATGCAGTCGCGTGCATGCGCAACCGCTACCGCGATGGTCGGTTCCAGGTCCTGACCGCGAAGACAGGCGAGCCTCTGTGGATACCGGCACATCCGCGCCTGGTCGCGATTCTCGCCGACGGCGTCGCCGCCAGCACGCACTTCGTGACGCGCGCCGATGGCCAGCCGTACACCCTGAGCGGCCTCCAGTCGCAGTTCGAGCGGCTGCGCAAGCGCCTCGAAAAGGAAGGGAAGGTGGCGCCCGGCCTGACGTTCCACGGCCTCCGCCACACCCTCGGCGGCATCCTCGCCGACCTCGGCGCCACCCCGCAGACGATCGCCGCCTGCCTCGGCCAGCGCACGACGAGGATGGCCGAGCACTACAGCCGGCGGGCGAACCGCAAGAAGCTGGTGCAGCTTGCCGCCAAGCGGCTGGAACGAAAACTGACCTAG